GATGTATTCGTACTGAATACCCTTCTGGAATATCTAAGATAAGGCCTGTAGGTATTTTAACACGGTGGCCTGGATGGATCGTAATATGCAATTTAGAACAACGCCAATCATGCTGTAACCATGAATACTGCCATGATTGTGGAGAAGAAACTTGTATGTTCCTTTCCTCATTCTTTGATGTATATGACGTTAAAGTCGTTTCGTTGGCGAACCATGCTCGTATATCAAAGCACGCTGCCCATTCTGTTGCATATGATGGTATTGTCACATTCGGATTTAGTTTATAAAACCCTAGCATAATATAAAGTCCTCACATTATTCTGAAAATGGATCTCCTGGTAATGTGGTCACAACTTCACTTGTTTTCTTTTTTCCAATGTTGTACTTCGCTTGAAGATCCCATTCGTCTTTTTCTTTATAGGATAAAATCTTAATCTGGCTTAACGGCGTTACGGGGTCTTTTGTCTTTTGTGAATCTACTACGTTAATCAGTCCCCATTCCGCTAATAAATTTGCAATCGTGTTTCTTCGGGCAATATCACTCTCACCAAAATTTGTTGGTTTCCCATCAAGCGAAAAGAGTTCCTTGAAATGGACGAGATAATACTTTCCCTGTTTATGTAAGATATGACACGATTGGAAGAGTTTTTTGTCTTTGCGAGAGGCAACGCCAATGCGAGTCAGCGTTTCCCGTACTTTGAGAAAGTCATCAGGCTCATTCAAAGTCACCTCTACCATATCGGTAATATTCATCATTCCCTCCTTCACCTCAAACAATACTATACATAATATGGCCATTTGTGGCCTACAATGTATATTTAGAAGGAATGATATTTCTACTTTTTGATACCGCCTTTCTCCAGACGTTCTTTGATGTACTCAAGATGTTCGGGAGGCAATATCGTCAAGGCAATCTTTGCCTTGCGAGTACTATAGTTATAATACTCTTTCACATACGCAATATTAGGGTCCATCTCAGGTTTCTGAAACTTTGAATATCGTTTTGCTGGACGTAACTGATGACGCAAATAATCAAATTGCAGTTTCTTATCAAGTTGAGGATACATATTCATTTCATTTGCACACATAATCGAATCTGGATGATAACTTAACAATCGATTGATTATATACGGCGGATAGTCACTTTCAACGGTATCGTCATCAGTCTGATCCATCAATGGTTGTTTATTCGTATTGATAGCATTGAGATAATCACCGAGTTTCATTTTTTCGCTGCCTTAACACCCTGTTTATAAGTATTGTTAATAAACTTTTCTAACATCTTGACAAATTTCACACCATCAGTAATAAAATCTTGATCGCCCAATTTCTTAAATGAGACCCAGACATTCACTTTTCCATTTTCTTCTGGTGTGGCAATAATCTCATACCCTTCATACTTCATGCGATTCGCTTTGGCTAAGAGACCCATACTTTCTCCTTATAACGAATTTTTACGTTCTTGAATTTCTGCTCTTCGTTGTTTCACTAACTTCCCTATTTCACCGAGCGCTTTACGTGCCCGTGTCGCTGCGGCTTTATTATCCTTATCTTCAAATGCGGTTTGTTCATTCGTATACTGCTCAACAAAATTCATCAGTTGTTCATGTATCGTTGGTTGCGGTGGCATATTATTTCCTTTCGTTAAAAGTGAGGTGCCCCACCAAGGGGGTTGGCAGGGCATCTCGGGAGGTAAACTTAGCTGACGCAAACTCGTGGAGTTTGTCCAGCACGTTTCTGGGCTTTCATCGCTTTGGTAAGCGTGCCCATCCGATAAGCAACAATGCTGTTGCCATCGTTATCTACCGCAGGATTGGAGTAGATGGGATGACCTTCTTCTCGTAAATCAAAGATACGAGCAGAAAGGCGTTGTACACCCCACTTGTTCTCCGCCTGTGCGGAAGTTAAAGTTTTACCAGTTTTCAAATGATTGAAAACCTTTTCAGTTTGTGTAAGGGCCATGATGACCTCCTCTTAATACTCGGCTACACTCTCACTTACAAATAACAAGCGGCAGCCATTGACTTGTTATTTGAATTGACAATCGATCATAATATTGGTTAAACAAGCGACCATGTTGATTTCTGGATCAGCAACACGACCCGCCTTATCTTGAAACTCTGCCAAGATCAAAACCGCTTGTGGAATAGATTCTGGTTTAAAATAATCATAAAGTCCATCATAAATTTGACGAAAGACGGTGGATGGGTCCGCATCAATATTTTGTACGACCCATTTTCGCATGGTCTTCCATTCTTTCTTCTTCATCGCTGTTACGACTTCCTGAATTTGAAGATTCGTAACTTGCGACAATAATCCCGTATCGATTGTTCCACCACTTGAATATCGTTGCAGTTCATTCAAACTTCTACGATAATCAGGGAAGTATTTTTTAACTAACTGAATCACGACAAGTTTGTCGTACTCAATATTTTCCGTTTTCAATATTGTCGTGACCCGTTTGAAAAACGCCTTCATTAAATCTGGACGATCCTTCTTGGGAATCACAAACTCAATCACCGTACACCGAGACCGCAACGGTTCAATAATACGGTGAACGAAATTACAAGTAAAGATAAACCGACAGTTCTGAGAGAACTGCTCAATAAACCCACGAAGGGCGGGTTGACTAAAATTTGTCAAATAATCTGCTTCATCAATAATGACAACCTTGGCTCCACCCGTTAGACTTACTGTACTCGCAAAATTTTGTACAGTCGTCCTTAACGCATCGATGCCCGTTTGTGCGGCGTCAGATCCGTTGACTAACAAGTAGTCAAACCCAATCTCCTCACATACAGCCTTTGCAATTGTAGTCTTCCCTGTCCCTGCGGGTCCCGTCAACAACAAATTCGGAATATCTTTCTGCTTCACCATATCAAGGAATGTTTGCTTGATCGTAGCAGGCAGAATACAGTTCTTTACTTCTTTGGGACGGTACTTCTCAACCCATAAAAATTGTTCAATCATTTATTCCTCAAACTTTGAATCAGGTTCTAATGCCAACCAATACTTAATCGACAAATCGTTATGAACAAAATGACTAATGCCAACCTTTGAAATTGTAACCGTATAATTCCCAGGTTCTAACTTCGTCATGTTCTCTTGTTTCAGATTCATCTTATACTTCTTCCCATCACCATCTGCCACTTTCAATGAAAATGTATTCGTTGTAGCGTTCTTTTTATCGTAACACGTTAACAACACATCTTTCCCTGTACTCTCAACCGCAAGGTCGGGAGACGAAAGTATCGCTGCCATTTTGTTAACCGATGCCAAATCAGTTTCAGTCAACGTAAACGAAATATCAGGTATCGGCATCTCAATCTTTTTTGATGGATGCACAAACACTTGGGGATCTGCATAATAATATTTGACTTTTCCTTTCTTTTGTTTACTCACAACCGTGACTTGCTTATCCCCAAAGTCATAGTTTGCATCAGTAAATTCTTTTGATTCGGCAATACTCAAAAACTGCGACAAATCATACACCGCAAACTCTTTTGGAAAAGCCACATCAACGTTGGCTTCAGCCAACACATTCTTTGAGACTGATAATGTTTCAAGAACCGATCCCGACTTCACCAGAATAGACTGATTGATGCCATGAAAGTTCTTGAGAATTTTCAATGTTCCCTTACTGAGATTCATTCGTTACCTCCGCCTTTTCATTAACTAAAACACGTTCACTAATATACTTAAAGGGTAACTTCACAAGGACATAATAGATACCCGTTTTCTTTTCGTAAAAACGATCTACTTGCCGTGCGCCAGATACAACCATATCCGTCAACGTATTAACTTCTCTGGTCATATCTTGATGTATTGCCTTTGCAGGAACACACGTCCCCTTTTCTGGGTTACCATCCTCATCTTTCGTACAAACTTGTTGTCGAGCAAAATCAATTGAGGTATCTTCATTCAACGCATACCGACTTTGTGTTTTAAATATTCTCGCCAGTTGCGCTCGGGCTCGTCCTTCAGCAACTTCCCATGCCAATGATGTGTTAGAAATACCTTGAACGGAACCTACAGCATATAATGCCTCAACACCATTCGCTATTTCGTTAAACGCATCTGACCCTTTACTGATCCACTCAGGGTCATTCATTGGTCCTTTCGTCACCCAATCAGGGGAACCTGCACAACCAAACATAAGTAATGTCAAAACTGTTACTACTGTTAACCTAAACATAATCACCGCCTCCTAAAACGGTAAAGAAAGTTGACGATCATCCTCATTCTGAGGAAACGAAAAACTCATCAACAACAAAGTATAGTGTATTGTTTTCAATAAGTCAAGTTTTTCTTGACCTTGTTTCTTTCCAAATCGGGAAAGATATTTAATGGCACTTGCCCGACAAAAATCCTTAGCAAGTCCAAGGGACAAGAGATAATCCATTGTTTGAAGTCCCTCTTTCCCAGCATAATGAGCATGATATGTGGAACCAATATAATCCACAACTTCTTTAGCCACAATATCTTCATTAAATTTAAATTCTTCATTTGCCATACATCATCCTTTCTATTGGTGTGTGTAGGTGTAAGTAGTTCCCAGCACCAGCAGAACTCGACTGGCATGGTACCTGCAACGGCGCCTCAGTCTTTGGTCTACCAACGTTACGTCCAAGGCAACGTAGTAAACATTAGTTCCCTTCCTCTTACTGGTGTCGCTCTTTGGCCTAGCATCACCTACATCCTACACACTTACGGTTTCTTTTTCTAACAACTGCTCAATCTTATTTGTTTGATTCTTTGCTTCTTTCAAAACCGCATCAATCTTTTCTTGTACATCACTCGTTGATTCAATCACCGCTTCATCACCTGAATCAGACATATCAACACCAGAATCAACCTTCGTATACAAGTCTAAGAAGGAGAGTTTCGTATCGGTGTCAAAACGATTCACACACATATTGATCGCCTTCATTTTGTCACCACCAAAGATCCCATACGCCTGAGCAATATGGACTAAACGGCGTGTTGAAATCACCTCATCAACCCCACCTTCATCAAACGTCTTACGAATCACCTCTGCCCAACGGACAAGTTTATCGACAA